GTAGCCGTCTTAGATAAAAAAACCCCATCATTGAGCGCACCCTTACGCAGATTGCATGACTTGCACAGCACTCGAAGATTATCCAGACTGTGATCTCCACCAGCCTTGCGTGGAATTATGTGGTCAATGTGCATCTCACCTTCATCTGTTCCGCATATCTGACAGAAGCGACCATCACGCATGAACACGCGTTCACGCTGTTCGCGGTATCGCCTACTGTTCAGCTTGTCTAATGCCATCCCTTAGCCTTCCAATGATCTAATGCTTTACATGGCTCACCATATCGGTTGCCTATGTAGTTAAGACCCCACTGTACCTGAGTATAACCATCTTGGTCTTTAAGCCACTGGCTTCTACCTTGAGGAATACCATAGTAGCTACCATTACGAGCTTTAGGATTCCATGCTGATTCTTTACCATAGAGTATTGCTAAGCATTTATATTGCTTTAAGTTATAACCTAATTGATGATAAGCGAATTCTTTATAGGTTACATATTGCACTGGTTTAGATCCACCTGCATCAGGCATGATGCATAGAGCTATCCCAATAGCTACTAGCACCCCGCGAGCAACGCCCCTAAGGGGCTCGCGGTGAGCCTTTGAGAGGCTCTGCGCCGTTAGCGTACCATCGCTGTCAAATCCATTTGTATAAGTCCTGCTCAGAGCGGTGTTTCGTTTCATATTTTCTCCTAATCACCGGCTGTGGATAACTTCTGTGGATAACTATTTATCCGTTATGTAGAAGCCCTTACCCTTAAAGTGTGCTGGTGCAGCAGCTATAACTTTGACCATTGGCTCATTGCAATAAGTGCATGGAATCATTGGTCGATCGTGCCATCCGTGGGTAATCTCTTGACTGAGATTGCACTGGTTGCATCGGTAGTCATAGGCTGGCATGTTAAGCACCTCTGTATCATGTAAGACCCACAGGCTGTGCAGCGGTCAATGTCTGCTTCTGTGGGTTCGCTAGTAATATGACCATATCTTAATTGAAGTAATGGCAATAGATCCTCAAGTCGGATTATCGCGGCATACTCACGCGCATCCTCACCCTGTCCGTTGAGTCTAATCACTCCAAAGCCCAATTCCCCCGAAAGAGCTGTGCGAGCTTTTAATTGTTTGATGTAGGCAAGAGGTTGAAATCCAGCGCGGGCTTTAACTTCAACATCGAACGGCACATTAACAATATCCTTGCCACTACCCCTTCCCACACATGCGCCCTGCCATACAGTCGATAGGTACTGTGCGACAACACGCTCTGTGCGGAAACCTCTGTGTTTCCTATGTTGGCTCATAGGTGATGCTTATTCTCACAATTCTTGCAGAAGAATAGGACTGCACCATCATGGATGCGATCGTACTCATTCACCTGGGTAAATGCATCGCACTCCGAGCAATTCTCTACGCCACCATATCCGCTAAAGCTGTAGACATGGCGATCGACTGGAGATCGATAAATCTCATCAAAATTGAACTTAGCCATTGACTGTGCTGCATTTCAAGCATTGCCATGAGACTGTGCCATTGACAGCATCCTGAGACAGATCAACCAGGTTCTTAATCTGAACTGGCTCATTGCATAACTGACATGGCACAAAGGCAGACATCAGATCCACCCATTCACCATTTATCTTAATTCCGATATTTCCCATTAAACTCTCGCTTTCTGTGGTTGGAACTTCCCATCCGACCCGAGTGTGTACCATTTGGTAGGGCATCGATGAGCTGATGAAATGGCTGAGTTGCAGAAGTAGCCACCCCACGCCTTGCCATTCTTTTCACCTTCACGCCATTGCATATGTCCATGCTCGCATGATGGAGCTTCTACGGCTTCTGGTGTTCCCATGATTGCCGTAACTGTTTCCATCGCTTTGTCAAGTGTGACAGGCGCATCCACGACCTTGTTATATTCATTTACTGGAGTTGTCCAGTAATCCTGATCATCCGCTTTGACCTCTTGAACAGATGGCTTAACTGGTTTAGCAGCTACTACCTTGGTCATTTCTTCTCGGCTTGGTCTCTTTCCTTTAGGCGCATAACCTGCATTTGCAAGTGCTCGGCCGATCGCTGAAGTCTCGCAATTCTCCAGTGCTGAAGTCTGATTAACACCACGGCTAGTAACTGTTTCCTCAGCGTACCCTGTTGCCCACGCAACGCCATCGCTAGCATCCTTAAATAGATACGCCTTAACAATGTATCGAGTTGCCTCGACCACTTCAAGCTCTGTTGCAATGCGGAATGTTGGATAATCCTTAATAAACTTTTCAAGTCTCACCTCGACTGGTTCGTAATCGGCTAAATTAAACATAGAGTTCGTTCTCCTCTGTTGCTAGTTGTCCTGCGAGTGCGCCATAGCTGCATAAATCGACCCAGTTGTCGATGTGTTGGGCTGATTGATTAGTCCTTGCAAGTTTAACGAGCACCATGATCCCTGCGACTTGATAATCGTGGATCGGTGTCTGTAGGTATGCACTGAGGAGCATTGCGGTGTGTTGCAGGTTATCCGCAGGGTGACCATACGATAAGCCACGATCACGGATTGTGTCTGTTGCGGTAAGTAGGATCTCATTAGCGCGCATCTGTTGTCACTCGCTGAAATGACTTAGCCACGATCAAGCCTTCACGCTTGCCTTCGTTAAAGCCCTTAGCCCAGCCTACTAAATACCATAAAGCATTAGCTACTAAAAGCAGTACAATCGTTGGCATTTCCAAGCTCATCTTATTTCCTATCTGTATCCAGTGCCCTTGACTGGCTTACAGAGTTAGTGTGACATAAATGTCAGACGAATGTAGTACATTTAGGTAACGGATTGATAACGGTTTAGGCGTATAACTTGCCGTAAAGCGTGAAAGATCCATCCTTGTTGATAGGCACTAAGAATGGGCTAACACGATCCCCGTGTGTCTCAATGACTGCCACGGACATCTGCCAATTAGCACTCCCAGCCTTGAGATAAGAGGCTTTCTTCTTATCCATAACATTTCCTGCCTCTAAGCCCCATAAAGTCCTGTATTGGCTTCCTAAGCCCTCTGTATAGGCACTGATGCCAGCCCTGTGAGTGTGTCCGCAGACTACGGACTTGCCGAATTTCTTAGCCAAGCCAAGAGCTGTAAGTCCAGCGTTCGAGTTCATCGATCCTTCGTCTCCGTGGACTAAGACCCAGCCCTTATGGAACTCGAATGGCTTTTTATGAAAACGAATCCCCAAGTCGGAGAAACCCATAAAGCGGGAATACTCGAGCTCTGGAAGTCCGATGAGACTAGGAGCTCCTCTAACGAGAGTGTGGTATAGACGATCGGTGTGGTTGGATCGAGTGATGTCGGTAGTGCCGAGATCCCAGAGGATGTTCTGAGCGAGACTTCGATCATGATCTAGCTGCCCTTCATATTCCAGATGTGTGCCTTTAGCCCACTTTGACTGGCTCTGCATGTCAAGCTCATCGCCTGTATTGAGAACTAAGTCGAACTTCTCACGCTTTACTAACTTGATAAGATTCTTAACGGCTTGCTCATGATGATATGGAATCTGTAGATCCGAGATCACCAGGTATCTGCGTTTAGTCATCATCCTCGTCTTCGTAATCGCCGAACTTCTCTGGCTCGACTGGATCAGGCAAGATCCAACGCGGATAAGAGGGAACATCTGTAATCATAAATAAAGTGATGCCCTCTGAAAATCCTGCTTTGCGTAAAGACTTGTAATACTCATGCAATCCAATGCAGTAAGCATCGAGCTTTGAGTAGCCTTGCTCCTCTAGGGCTCTTGTCTCTTTTCTTGCCATGATTAAATTATCGCTCTAAGAGTATGTTGTAGATCTCATCGACACGCGCATGGAGTCGCTTAATCTCAGCTAGTAAATGAGTGATGACAAAGCCAGACAAGCCACCAAGTGTTACCAATGTGGCGATGTAGAGCTGAAAGAAATCTGTCTGGCTCACTTTTTAGGGCTCGCGTATCCAAATACACCTGATAGCACAGCCCATAGGATTGCGCGATAATCAAGGTCAAAGTTGCTTGATGCCCATGCTGCTAGGAATGCTCCACCGGCAAGGATGACAGGGTTCTTCATGTTCTTCATTATTCTCCACCTAACATAGATACTTGAAAAAAAGCACCATCATTGTCAGCTTCTTTCTTAAAGCTAACATGCATGTGCTTAGTGTGTTTGTTAGCCCCTGTGTACTTGCGCCACTTCCAGTTAAGGATGCGTGAGCAGATTCGTCCATCGTAAATGATGTAACTAATACGCTTGTCTTTCTTGGATCTGGATAAGGTACGAAGCTGATCAGCAAGATCTCCCATGATGTCTGGCTTGCCACCCTTGAATAAGTCTTTGTCCACATCAATGGCACGAACCCAGCCCTGCTCATCTGGATTATGATCTGACTTGCGAGCAGCGTGTCGGGTATCACCGATCCAACCATCCGATGCGCGGTCACGATCTGGAAACGAGTCATCAATCTGCTCTCTTAATTGAATAGCAGCTTTAGAGAGTTTGACCTTCATCCAAGTAAGAGCTTCACTTCATCCTCGGTAATGCCAAGTTTTGCCAATAGTGCAGTTTTCTCAGCAACTTTAATTGCTTCTTCTGCGCGAATAGCATTTTTAGTTGCTTGCTCTGCCTCAAAGACTGCGAATTCTGCATCTGTCATTTCGCGGTCAATAATCTGATTTGTTTCTATGTCATGAATACGAATTATTGGCTTAGTCATTATTTCACTCCATACACTAGAACTGTACCTGCTGAAAATGTTGCTGCTGTGCCTGTTTCAATTACTAGAGATGTAATTGCAGAATTGGTTGCCAATGAACCTGAGTTAATGTGACGCTCAGTTGTTGAAGGTGTTTCCCATGAACCAAAACCAGAGATTGGCTTGTAATTTGTTGTCGAAGCATAATTCTGGATTGTTATAAAATGAGAATTATTGCCACCTGTTTGCTTATAATCATTGTATTCGAGATTAAATGCAACACCTGTATTAGCTTGTGAAGCAACACTATTTGTCGCAAAACCAATGTGGCGAATGTTTGCCATTTGTGAAGCATTATTAGGTTTTAACACAGGATAAGCACCAGTAGTGCTAAATGTCATGCCGTAAATATAAATTGCTAGATTGGTGTAAGCACCTGAAATGCTACTAATTGTGGTGCTAGTTCCTGAAAGGGTTGTGGTAGAAAGCAAAGTCATACCACCGCCCGCGCTGGATGGAGTAGCCCACTTTAATCCCGTAGTTTCTGCGCTGTCTGCTGTGAGGACTTGACCATTAGTTCCTACAGGAAGGCGGGCTGCTGTGTCGGCTGCACTTGCTGCAATAAGATCGCCTTTAGCATCAAAAATAGTTGCAGGAATACCAGAGGCATCTGCGACCCACTTAAAGTCCATGTCTGTGTTGCTGTTCTTAGCAAGGACTTGGTTAGTCGTGCCACCTTTGAGATCTAGCAATGAAGCATCGATTGCATCGCCTAGACCCTCAATGGCGGTTGCGCCATCTTTGACTAAGTCTGTACTGGTTGGTACTGGCCAACCAAAATTAGGGGTTGTTGTTGCCATTAGGTTAGAGCTCCGATCGCTTTAGACCACTGTAGTGTACCATTTACGCCACTCCAGATGGTGTTAGTTGGAAGTACTGTTGCCCATGTCGGGGCTATAAGTGAGAAATCTGTTGGTGAGACATAGATAGTCATATCCACAAAAGTTGGAGTGGCTCTCATAGAGATGCCCTCTACAAAGCCTGAGAAGTACCCCTCGAACATGTTGAAGGGTAGGTTAGTAATAACTACTGGTTCGCCAAAGAATAGGTTGATTAGATCATCTCTAAGGGCATTAGGCATAAGAGGATTGTCAAGTCTAAAGGTAATCTGATCAAGTTGAGTTCTTGGAGTTGAACGCAAAGATAAATCGCGGTCAATAATGTCCTCTATGTCTGCCAGATAACGGATATTCGAGTCAAATGTCCTCTGATAGCGACCATATGTAACGATAGAAGCATCGTCTGTGGCTGAGTATGTGCTGCCGTAGTCATTGCCATAACGGACGATCTCGCTATTACGTATCTTGCCAATTTGTAGGATTGATTTAACGCTGGCAGGAGATGCATAGTTGCCGTCTAACTGGGTTGAGCCGTTAGTTGCTAAATAATTACTTCTATGATCACCATCTGCATAGGCTATGCGCCCTTGTTTGTCCTCGTAAAGGGTTCCAAGTGCGCTGTCTGCTATCTGCTGGACTAGAGTCTGGGTATT